GCCTGAGCCTTCTGGTCGGCCTCGATTTGCTTCGGGTCCGGCTGCATCTTGATGTCGGCCGGCAATCGGAAGTCCACAGGAAGCTGGAAGAACTCGGCAATCTCGTTGAGACGATCAAAGATGAACTTCGGGCCAACCACCTGCACAATTGCAGGATTGGACAGGATTCGGTCAAGGAACCCCGACATCAACTGAGCGACTGCCGGCTCGTTGGTGCGTGTCGTGGCATCTCGGAACACTCCGAAGTTGCCCAAGATCAGCGCGCTCTTGCTTCCGCTGACTCCAACGGTGTGCTCTCCGTCCTCAACAATCTTGAACCCCATCTCCTTGAGCAGGTCGCGCCCTTTATCGGTCACATCAGCAACGCTCACGAACACCTCGTCTGAGTCGTACATGATCGTGGCCTCGTACAACATCTTCGCTCGGGCATTCATTGCCTCGTCGATGTACGAACCGGTCAACTGGAGGCGCTGGGACGTGTTGTTGTTGATGGTGACTACTTCGGTCGCGGACTGCTGGTGCGATGCGGCAGCGCCGATTTCCTGCGGGGAGAATCCAAGAGCCCGTTCGACCATAGAAAGCAAGGCGGTGACAGCCGACAGGATTTCTTGGGTGTTCTGAGGGGGGAAGTTCAGCGCCTTGAGCCCTTCACGAGCATCATTAACTCCCATGTTCCGCAGCTCCCGGCTGTCCACTGGAATGAACTGGAGCCCGCGAAGCGCGTTCTCGCTCTCGTTGCGTACCAGCTTTAGGGACTCGTTGGAGACGATGTCCGAATCGTGCATCACAATCCGGATGAGGTTCTTCTTGATGCTCAGCAGGTACTGGGACAGCAAGTTGCCCATGTGGTCCTGGTACGGGAGAAGTTCCTGACCGATGCCGGACGGGTTGGCCCGGTTGCCATCAGCGTCGTACTGGTACACGATGGCCGGGCAATACGCCCAAGGCTTGACGTGGACCACGGTGTTGCCGGCGTAGACGAAGCGGAACCAGACAGGGCCGTCGTAGTCGAATAGTTCGTAGTCCTTCGGGTTGAGCTTCCGGAACATCACCGTCAGGTTGACAGCGGAGTCGCTGTGTTCCGAGTGGTTGTAGTGGAACGCCTTGTCCTCTCGGTCGTTCTTTGAACCATTGGCGGCGAACTGCGGGAACTTGGCCGCGCAAGGGTACAGCTCTTGGTACAACCGGAACTGAGACGACTCCTGCCACGGGTTCTTCCCGTTGGTGTTCACCTGGATAACGTCGCGATTCCAGAACTCCTTGTTGTCGTGGACATCCTTAAACCGTTGAGTGGTCCAGTAGCCCGCATAGCTGACTCCGCTGTCGGAGTTCAGCGAGGAGAGCGGCTGCGTCATGTCGTAGAACACGCGCGCCGGGTGTGGGATGACGAATGGAACTCCAGACTTGGTGATGGTCTTCTTTCCATCAATTGTATGCTCCTCCTTGAGCCACTCCTGTTCAGGGAAATTGATGCAAATTCCGTACAGAAGGGCGTTGTGGATGGATTGGCGCTCGACGGCCGGATAACCCATGTCAGTGGACATCCGACTCAGCCGGGACGTAATCATCCGAGCTTTCAGCTTGCTGTTCAGGGACAGCACATACGGTTCCAGCTTGTAGAGCGGGACGGTGTTCCGATCGTTGAACAGCTTTGCCCACCGAGCCTTCAGGTACGACGCCACAATCGGCACGTAGATGGTGAAGAACGTGGGGAGATGGATGTCTTGAGCGGCGTCCGACTCGGAGCATGGGCGGTTCTCGAAGTTCAGGAACTTCCCTTCCGAGTTCACTCGCTTGACCAGCATCTTGTCCAGGTTGAAATCCTTGGCGAGCCTAAGCACGTCCTGCTTGCTAGTGGCCCCGTTGGAGATGAGTCCGCGGGCGTAGCTGTACGTGATCTGCTCAGAGGAGATGTCGTAGGCGCGGTCGATTGCCCAGAAGTCGCGGGCACGGTCCAGTGTTCGGGCGATGCCGTCGTCAATGCGGGACTGGTCCGTCTTGAGAAGGTCGGAAGCTTTCGGGTGCTTGTCCTTCATCTTCCCAGGGAGCATGGTGAAGATTGCCTTCAGCTTTTCATCGGTGTACCCGGCCTTCGTGAGTTCTTTGATGTCTACCATAACGCTTTCGATTTTGACCGGATTCTGTGCAATTCAAGCTTTTGCCAAGCCTTTGAACGCTTTGACTTATGGACCCTTCCCTCGACTCGAAGAACTAGCCTCGGCCGAATCTGCACCCCTGGTGCTGGCTCGTAGAGGAAATCAAGCTCCTCATCCAGCAATGCCAGTGTCCACTTTAGTTGACCTTTGACCCGCTTGAACCTGTACCGATGGAGAGCTATTGCAATTGAAAGAGTGCCGTCGGCATGTGGGACAACGGCTATCTTGTGTTGGCGCGGGAGCTTTTTTGCCATCAGGCGTCAGGCGCTTCCATGTCCATTCCTCCCATTTTGCCCATGGACCCCATCTTGACCGACTCGCTCGTCCCCTCCTTGCCGCCAACTTTTTCGCCGGGCTCAGGCTTCTCCTTCTTTCCATCGGCCATCTCTGGGTCGCTGAAGTCGCCGGAGATCACATCGAACGTGACGCGCTTGCCGTACTCGTCGGAGCTGACTCCACACACCTTCAAGGTCAATGTGGCCTCCAGCTCTTCGCCGACTTGAGGAAGTTCTTCTCCGAACGCTGCTTCAAGCGATTTGTCCCGAATAGTCAGGCTTGGATAGCTAATTTTTGCGGCTTTTTTGTTGGGCATGGCCATCTCCCCGCTCGGCTCTTTTTCTCCAAGATTTGTCATATCTGTTGTCAATAGACATCTTCCAAGCCATCGTGTCTAGCACTAATGAGTGAGGCATACTGGATTCCACCGATGAGCAAGAAGGGGATGGATGTCTTCAACAATTACGCACGCTTCCTACTCGTACATGGTGCTCGTCGTACTGGTAAAACAATAGCATTGGCGGACAAGGTTATCCGTCACATGTACGAAAACAGTGGAGCGGTTGTTGGTATTGTGGCTAGGACACTTCGGTCTGGCGAGCAGGGTGTATGGGGCGACTTGGTGCGGCCTGTCAGTGGCCGTTTGGCGGTATGGTCTTCGGGTTGTTCCTTGGAGATTGTGAAGGAGCCTTCCTGCTACTCCACGACCAAGGTGAGCTACTTTCGCATCAAGAGCGCAGACGGAGGCATAAGCGAGTGCCAGCTTCATTCCCTTGAGCACGATGACGAGGTCGAGGCAAAGTTCAAGGGGGCCAAGTTCTCGATGGTTCAGATGGTCGAGGCTGACGTTTTCAAGGACAGGATGGTCTTCAAGACGCTGACGCAGACCTTGCGACTCATCAATTTCCCAAGCCAGCAGTTCATTTTGGACACCAATCCTCCCAAAGAAGGGAGAGAGCATTGGCTGTACGACGAGTTCTTCACTAGCCCAACAAAACACCACAACGAGATAAAAATCTCCATCGAGGACAATCCGTTCCTGTCTGTGGAGGAAAAGGAGGAGCTGTTCAACCTGTACAAGGACGACACCAACCTTCTGGCCCGGTACTACTACTCGGAATGGGTGGAGGCTAGGAACGAGGGGACAACCTTTGAGGAGGTCTACAAAAAGGACGTACACGTCATATCCACAAGCCGGCCCAAGAACGAAGACGAGGAGGATTGGGAGGTGCTTTGCCCAGAGAAAGACTGCTACACCATCCATACCGGCTGGGACATCGGAGATAAGTCGTCTGCGTACTCCGTTATTGCGCCTAGGATTTCTGATGACTCAATAGCTTTTGACGTTATCGACGAGGTGGTCTGGTTGGAGGAGGAGAACAAGTCGCTCAAGGAGTTCACCGAGGAGATTGAGAACTCGATGGACTTCTGGGAGCGCCGGATGCGCGAGATGTACGGGAAGAAGCAGGTGATCTGGTATCACTGGTCGGACTCTTCGTCGATGACCGAGTCGATGACCATTGGCGGAACCGAGGCCAACTTGGTGTACAAACTGTCGGACAAGCGCATCAACCTCCGACCGGTGACCAAGGGGGCCGGGTCTGTTGCTGCTCGCAGGAGGCTACTCCACAGGCTCTTGTTCGAGGAGCGCATCTACTTCGCGTCCCACTGCTCCCACACCGTGGACATGCTGGAGAAGCTCACGCCCGGCACAGGATCGTCGGGAATCTCCGCTACCTCCAAGCACAAGCACGTATTCGACTCGCTCACCTACGCCCTTTCCAGCGCGGTCCCGTCCGAGATGGTCCGCAAGAATAGCCCCACCGCAAAGAGTTCCTCCGCCCCGATTTCCATCACGCTATGAGTAAGTTTATTTCCACAACAGATAGGCAGCTTTGGGTCCACGACGAGGATTCGTTCTCGTGGTCGATATGGGCTACCGGAGGAACTTTGGACGGCAAAGCGGTGTGGCTCGTGATGCTCCCGTATGTGCAGACGATGCCTCGCGAGATTCGCGAAAAACTGACCGACTACCTGTACTCCGGGTCTGTCACCAGAGACCGGTTCAACATGATTGTTCCGGATGAGTATCTTCGCAACTACGCGACTCCTCGCCACGGGACAAATCCGTCCTACTGGCACCGAGCGGCAGGGATGAGCGCGCAGAAACCTTCCGAGATGAGCGTAGAGGTGAAGCCGGACTCAATCGATACCGAACGCCAAGAGGCCCGGGATGTCAGCGATGAACGGTTCCTCAAGATGGCGTGGAAGATGAGCCCGATTGCAGATTACCGGACGTTCCGGTTGGTGTGGCTCGCCATCTGCCAAGCAATGCCCCATCGACTATTGGTGGACATGATCCCGATCGATTTCGGATGGGCCAAGATCCATGCGTTCCCGTACCGGAAGAACTGGAAACAGATTGTCCTGTCGAGGATGCCGAACTTCCTTGAGCAGATGAAGGAGGCCACCGGGAAGACTCCCTACCAGAAGGCGCTCAATACAGACCTTCCATCGGTGATCCGGAATACCGTGCTTGTTGCACTTGAAAAACATGACCATGGAAAGAACAAGTTCGGCTGGACGTTGGAGGTGGAGGAATCGGCAGAGTTCGACAAGTGGGCTCAGTCCGTCGAGATTGAGCGGCACAAGGACATATCCAGGAAAGACTATGCAGCACAATGGGCGTCCATCATCAACAAGCAGGCAACCGACATCGTCGCGTGCTGGCACCGTTTCGTACGCCAAACGACTACGCCGGCTGCTCACCTGGGCAAAGGTGATCTCACGAGTTGCTCTGGCCTCGTTCCGTACCTTGCCAGCAAGGGAAGTCGCCCGGCTCGGGTGGATGACGTTCCGGTCGATCCTGTCTATCCTGATGCAGGAGAACTACGAGATGACACGGGCAGGCGGGTTGTGGTGGGCAAGGCTAAGAACCTGTCAGCGTTGCCCGTTCTACGCGCGGTCCCTTCGTACCTGCGGGAGCCCGGGGGAAGTGATTCCAGCCTCCAATGGGCAGGAACAGGTGAGAATCGGATGCTGGTGTTGGGTCCCGGCAGCGGCAATGGATCTTCGGAAGACGTGCTGGCGCAAGTCGCTGGGGGATGCGGAGGGTTGGAAAGAGTAGTGGTTTCCGGGGAAGTTACTGTTATTCGCGACTATCCAATCAATCCAGCTTCCACACCCTGATGATGGTCATTTCTTCTTCGTCTTTCCCGGCTTTTTCTTGCGTGACTGTGCCTTCGGAGAACTTCTCTGAGTCGTCATGTATGAGTGAAGAATACTGGAGTGCGTCTTCAATGTATTTTGATCCACCGTACAAATTAGCTCTCGGGTCAATGAGTCGTTTTCTAATGCTTTTAATGCAAATAAAACAGCGGCTTGTGTGCGTTGCTTTTCCTTCCTCCTTGCCCACGGGTTCATCGACAGAAGCTGGTTGAGACTTGGGACCTTGTGCTTCACCCGAAGCTCTATCCACGGTAGCCCTTCTGGCTGCTGTGGAAGGCGCGGCGGCGCGGCGGGCGAGGTAGTTGTCATACCAAGACTGGGATACTTTCACGGCGTGTTCCACTGCCCAAGTTCACAGAGCAACCCTTCAGCTCTAGCTTCTGCTGGGTTGTCCCCAATCCAGTTGTGGCAGCATCGGCAAGCGGCGATCCAGTGCTCCTCCATCAAAAGCAGCCTGCCGATTCGCCCTCTGGAGTGGTGCAGGTCAGTTGCCGGCTTCCCGCACCTCTTGCACTTCCGGTTCACCGCCAGGAACTTCTTCCTCGCCTTCAGGTACTCCTTCATCCGGGCGTGCCGGACCTTGCTCATCGCTGGAATCTTGGTGCCAAATTTGAAGTTCGGCTTTCCAGAACGCTGCTTGTTTGCCGATTTGCTGGTTACCATTTGTGGTTTTTACTTATTAAAAATGTGAACCATATTGTCGGGACCAGCAATATGGTAGGCTTAGAATTCCTGTGGTGGCTTTTTGCTCAATTGCTTAACGAAATGCGGAAGCATCAGGTCTGCCCATGTCCGCTTTGCGACCGTGATGTGGCGACATTCTGCCTTCGGGTTCTTTCCTGACGCCCGCTCTCCGTTGACGGTAAACCGGAACCGCTCGCAGGTGCAATGGCCAAGGCACTTCTCTCCCTCCAAATCGACGATGTGGACCTTCCCAGGCCGACTCTTGGAGCCGACCTCGAAGCGAAACCACTCGCTCTCCATGAGCTTGACTGACCAGTCTTCGGTCACGCGAACGAATATCCAAGTTCCTTGTATATTCCCTGGCGCAGAGTGGCGTGCTTGGCTGCCAGCGGATGGAACGTGTCCTTGAAGTCGTAGATGATGGCCCCGTCCTTGGAGTGGTGGGCTGTAAGCACGCGCGCGGTTCGCTGAATGGTCTTCTGGCTAGACCGGCCACCGGACACCAAAATCATCACCTTCGCATTGGGAAGGTCCAGGCCCTCGTCGGCAAGGCTGGTGGCGATCATGCACTTCAGGTCGCCGGCACGGAAGCTGTCCATAGCTGCCTTGCGCTTCTTGGATCCCAGCTTCGAGTGGACGCACATGGAGTTCGGGATCTGGGCCTCCAACTGCTCGCCGAGAGTCACTGATGGCACCAAGGCGAGCACCTGTTCTCCCGGGTGGGTTTTCGCCCAGCGGATGACCTGCTGGTTCCGGGCGTGGTTGTTCACGATCCCGATGTCGATGATGGATTGCCACAGGCACATGGCGCGGAGTTCACCCTCTGGAATCCGCATGAACCGCTTCCGGATGCCAACCAGCTTCTCGGTGTTGAAGTCTATCTGATCCCCAAGGTTGGAGTCGGTGGAATCGGAAAGGACCACGCGCGCCTCGCATTGGGAATCGCTGATTTCCGACCGGTCGATGGTGATGATTTGTTCGTCGAAGATGGACAGGAGCCGCTGGTTGCGCTCGTCGTCGAAGTCCTTGAACGGGGTAGCGTCGAACCCAAACATGTAGCGCGGCCGTCTATTTCGTAAGCAATTAAACCACAGGTCACTACAAAGGTGTTTTGTTTCATCAATTAGAACCAGCTCTTTGTCGCTGAAATCAACCGAAGAATGTGGGCATCGGATTTCCACAAAGCTCATGTCGATTCCAAACTTCTCCATCGACTTGTAGCATTGGTCGCACGTCTCGTTGGTTGGGGCGAGCACTCCAACGGGCATGGCGTACTGGAAGATGAACTCCTTGGCGATTGCCGCCATCATGTACGTTTTCCCTGATCGCGCCGGGGAAACAATGAGCCCTCGCGGTCGTGCCTGCGACCAGTGGAAGACCTTCTCCTGGTGCGGACGGAGCGTCATCACGAAGCTTTCTTGGGTTCTTGGAGCCAATCCAAACTGGTATCGATGGAGTGGATTGCCCGGTTGGCGTAAATAGCAGCGGCGTGGCCATCCAGAAGACGGGCCGCCTCGATGGTTTTCCTCTGCGCTTCAACGAGTAGCTTGCGCGCTTTTTTTTCTTTTGTAGTATTGCGTTCCATGTTGGTGATTAGTGTTGGTTTTGCTTGTCTGTTCGTCAAGGCTTAACTTTCTCTGAGGTCCACTTTGCAGACTTCGCTCATCTTCTGGCTCTTCGGATGGAACATGAGCTGGACCGGGAATACCGCTCCGTACCGGTTCTTCTGGATGTCGAGGACGACCTTGAAGGGCTGTCCTGTGTACCTGGCTGCCTCGCCAGCCTCTTCGTCGGCGTCGTCCCGGTACAACAGGCCGGCAACGTCTGCGTCCTGTTCTAGGGCACCTGACTCGCGCATCTGGGCCAGCTTGGGTTTCCCGGCCCCCTTCTTCTCGGATTCCCGGTTGAGCTGGGCGAGGGCGATGACGGTGATGTTGTTCTCTCGGGCGATCTGTTTCAGGGTGGAGGAGATGTGGGCCACCTCCTGTTCCCGGATGTCCGCCTTCTTGTCGGTGGTCAGGAGCTGAACGTAGTCCACGCCGATGACCTTGACCCCGTGCTTCTTGACCCATTCCCGAGTGATTGCCCGAATCTTCTCGATGGTGATTCGGGAGGTGTCGTCGATGAAGATGGGGAAGTTTGCGAACACCGAGGACGCCTTTGCGAACGCCTTGTACTCACCCTCCCGCCAATGGGCCACTTCCCGGGTATTGACGCCAGCAGAGCCGCCGATGACCCGCTCCACGAGCGATTTCGCGCTCATCTCTGCCGAGAACACCCCGCACGGATGGCCCTCCTGAGCCGCCGCTTGGATCAACTGGATCATCAGGGCCGTCTTTCCGACCGAGGGGCGGGCTGCGAACACCACCAGGTCCCCTCTCCACAGCCCTCCAGCCTTGTTGTCGAAGCTGTCGATCTTGGTTTTGATGGATGGCGGGGCAGTTCCGTCCATTGTCGCCCGTAGGCTGTCGATGACGGACCGGGTGATCTCCTTGGCTGTGGAGGTGCCAGAGATGTCCGCTTTGGTCAGTAGTTCCACCTGTCCGAGGTGTTCCGAGACCAGCTCGTCAGCCTTCTTGCCACCGGCGAACACCGCGTCACTGGCGTTTGTGGCAGCTTTGAGGAGGCCCCGGAGGACGTGCTTCTCCCGGACGATTTCTAGGTAGTAGGGGAGATTGGCAGCGCTGGGAACGGCATCCATCAGGCTGGACAGGTAGGCAAGGCCGCCGATGGATTCGAGCACGTTGGCGTTCCTGAGCCGCTCCCGGACGGTTATGAGGTCTACCGGGACCATGGAGGCGTGCATGGCGACCATGTGCTCGAACAGCGCCCCGTGCCTCCTGTCGTAGAAGGCGTCCTCGCTGATCGGGGTTTTCCCAGTACATGCCTCGATGCTTTCCACTGGGGCAAGCAGGATGCAGCCTAGGATTCCTTGCTCGGCCTCTTGGCTCTGGGGTAAAAGGCGGTCGTTCATTGCGATTGTTCCTTGTCCCACTTTTTCTGCCATTTCGACCAAACTTTCCAGACACGGTCAGGTGGGCACTGGTTCTTCCTTGGCGTGCTTCCGTCCTTCTTGAGCCACAGCGGCCCCCCACGATCATCAAAGTCGAACCTCCACTGGCGGCCGTTCACGATGATGACTTGGTTGCAGGCGTCCGGGCCGTGTATCAGCCCGGTCACCACCCCGTTCTCAACGATTGTTCCGATGCGTTTCATGGCTGCTGGTAGGTTTGTGCGATTTCGCGTTCGATGGATTTGATTTTGAGGTTCAAAACAGGAAGGTCAGCCCGGTGCTCAGCGGTACAAAGGGCTGGATCTTTGAACGACTTGGACGAGAAGTTGGCTGGATGGGCCTCTTTAACCGCTAGTAGGGCTTTCAACTCGGACTCCTTGGCCTTGCGAATCTGCCAAGATTGCTGTGGCTGCGGGGCTGCTGCGGCACCGTTTCCAAATCCGCCTTGATTGGGCTTGTAGACCCCGCGCCACCCTTGCGTGATGGCGTTCTCGATGGCGTTCGGGAGCTGATCCGGAGTGAATTCATTCTCCCACTTTTTGAGCGTGGTCCGGAGCCCGGTTGGCTTGTAGGCGTCGCCCTTCTCCTTCTTGTGCTGGAGCCACAGGTTCACCGCGTCGAGGCAGCGTTGGGTGCGGAGGGGTTCCGGCAGCTCAATCCCGAAG